CACAACATCACCGTATTCATGCCTTATTTGTGTCTTATTTGTCCAGCATATTCTAAAAATCGAATTAACCAAATAGTAGGGATTTAGATTATGACAAATCAGAACTTCACTAGTGCAATTGAGTTGCAGGCCGTCATTAACAACCACGCTAAGGAGGCGCGCAAGGCAACCGGCGAGAAAAATACCGTTGAATTCATGCAATACTCTTTGTTTATTGCTGGCAACATATCCGAAAATATCAAACTCCGCACAAAGAAAGCGAAAGCAGTTAAGGAAATGCTAATAGAGGCGGGCCGGTCTGATAGGAACGCGCAAACTATTGTTTCGGTAGTGTTCAATTCTAAAATTGGTAAGCTCGTAAAGGATTGCACCACTCCCCAGGACGTTGTTGACGTATTGGCGGCCAACGAATTAGATAGTGTTAGCAAGCTTAAACGCTTTATCGCCGAACCAATCGACAAGGTCGCAAAATTATTAGAAGCAATCGCCAATCTTGAACAGGATGAACGCGATAGTTTTGCCATAGGTTATGCGGAATTAGCCGCCGAATAGTTAAACAATGGAAGCGCCAGACGTTATAACTACAATATAACGTACGGGCGTTTTCATGGTTTAATTTATAAAAGGATTTATCATGCCTCAAATATCTCCCTATAGTACGGGCGTGCTTGCTGGTAAGCCGGACAAGGGTAAACGCAAGCCTAAAAAATGGCGCGCGGCATTGCAAAGCCAGCAAACTATGGAAGCAAAGTCACGTGAGAATGCTGGATTTAATCGCGGTAAGCAAGCCAGCATCGCCAGGCTACCTAATGGCGAACAAATTATTTTAATGCTACCGGCCAAGCGGCGGCGCGGTAGTAAGTACGCGGGCGGCTTATCCTAACAGCAAAAAAATAAAAAGAAAAAGTGTCACAATATGGTCTTATTGTCGCCTTATTTGTGCCTTATTTCCCATGTATATTTTTTAAAATAGAAACAAACACGAAGCGCTGGACTACACTAGTGTAACAGAAAAGGAGCAAAATGTTATGTTTAAAACAGATTCATCAATAAGGCGTTTTCTGAAATTACAGGAAAGCTTACACCAAAACGCGCCGCAAAAATTAGTGGACAGATATGGCATATATGTTTGGTGCGTGGCGCGTGAAGAATACCCGAAAACATTCAAGCAATGGTTAAACGATTAGACTACACTAGTGTAACAGAAAAGGATTTAAAAAATGACAACTAACTTGACAAATAACGAAATGAAATCAGAACTTTTAGAGAGTATAGGACAATTAACTAATTCACTTAAATCAAAGGTGACAGTGCTGGATGCTTTGGATCGAGATAATGAGTCGGGGCGTTTTGATTTGCACGACCAATTGACGACGTTTCATGAGCTAGCTGAGTCGCTGGCACAGGTCGTCAAACGTTCCTTGGCAATAGTTCCGGGAGGATTAGAAAAATGCAAAAACAAGCGCACTATAACAAGCGCACGCAATCATAGGATCGCTTACTAGACTACACTAGTGTACTAGAAAAGGCTTAGAAAAATGCAAACTATAACAACACTGAAACAAGCGCACGCAATCATAGGATCGCTTGGCAAGCCTAGCAAAATGCCCGGTAATTCTTATGGCTTACCAGCAAGCAAGGCTGCATTTGTTCCTTCGATATGTAAACAGCGCGGCTTGCCTGTCCCGTTACAGTATGGCTGCGCCGTTGGTGCTGTACTAGCTGACACAGAAGGCACGGCGTGCGAGGGATGTTATGCTGACGACCGTGGAAATTACACCTACCCAAGCGTTCAGATAGCGCAAACCACGAGACTTGTAGGGCTGTACAATCCACAATGGGTTAAGGCTATGGTGTTTGTATTAAATAAGGCTTTCGACAAGCAATTCGCGGAAGCGTTGGAAGAACATCTTGACACGTTCTTTTGTAACGAACACCGGATGCCTAACAAGCAAGAGATGCAGGACTTGCATACAATGGCAAACCATGACGTTGCTTTTATGCGCTGGCATGATAGTGGTGACTTGCTAGATGTGTGGCATCTTCATATGCTGTACGACGTAGCAGAGCAAACGCCATTCCTAAAGCATTGGATACCCGTGCAAGATAGTCAGATTGTTGCAAGGTCTGACCGTGCTACACCTAGCAACATGGTTATCCGTCACAGTAGCGTATATGTTAACGGTAAATTCAAACCAAGATGGAAGCATGTGTCTGGTGTAACAACCAAACACAACGAAACGTGTCACGCATTACGAAACAATAACGAATGTGGCGACTGCCGCAAGTGTTGGGATGTTAGTGTGTATGCAGTAACATATCCAAAACACTAGAAGCAAGCGTTAAAATAAACCAACCACGCAACACAAATTAAAAGGTAAAATATTATGACAAAAACACCTCAAACGGAACAAGCGAAAACGGACAAGGCAGCGGCGCGCAAAAAATGGTTTAACGATCATATGATTATCATAGGGCCGGACAAAGAAACGGAACAAAAGATCACGACCGCGCTGCGCGACAAGGTGTCAAAATAAACCAACCACGCAACACAAGCCAAAAGGTAAAATATTATGACTAAAACACTAAAAGAATTGAAAGCTGCTTATGATGCTGCTGATGCTGCTTATGCTGCTGCTGATGCTGGTGCTGCTGCTGCTGCTGATGCTGTTGATGCTGCCGTTGATGCTGCTGCTTATGCTGCTGCTGCTTATGCTGCTGATGCTGCTGCTGATGCTGCTGATGCTGCTCGCGCTGCTGCTATTGATGCTTATGCTGCTTATGCTGCTGCTTATGCTGCTGCTTTACGCGACAAGGTGTCAAAATAAACCAACCACACAACATAGAAAAAGGAAAAGACTATGGCAAGCTTTAGACCAATGTTTCACTTTGGCGAGAACGAAATTAAAGGCAACGCGCAACGCTTTGCTACTCGTGACGAGGCGGAGGGTAGCGCGAGCGAGCGGTTCCGAAACTGGTACATGCCCACGGATTGGTCTGTGGAAAAGAGCAATGATCCTGTGAATTACATCTGGATGTCCCATACTGGTGACGTTAGTCTTTGTACAACAGAAGACTTTGAGTTGTACTGTGCTAAACGTGCAGAAGATGAAGATTAAAAAGGTAAAATATTATGACTAAAACACTAAAAGAATTAAAAGCTGCTTCAGCTGCTGCTGATGCTGCTTATGCTGGTGCTGCTGCTGCTGCTGATGCTGTTGATGATGCTGCTTATGCTGCTGCTTATGCTGCTGATGCTGCTGCTGATGCTGTTGATGCTGCTCGCGCTGCTGCTATTGATGCTTATGCTGCTTATGCTGCTGCTTATGCTGCTGCTTTACGCGACAAGGTGTCAAAATAAACCAAGCACTCAACACAAATTAAAAGGATTTAAAAAATGACATATGTATCAATTCACCGTGCTTCTTCGTTACTAATAAAAACCAGCACTGTAAAACTAGGAAATGGGGTGGCTACAGATACCCTGAACATCGAAGTGATTGACGAATCTGGTAGCCTTACATGTGTAACTATCTTCGTTGGTAAAAAGACAGCCTTATCCAACCCAACTAAATGGGACAACATCCAACTCATAAACCAAGTATAGGAAACAGACAATGCCTACAAATTTTATACTCAAGTGCGAAGACTGCAACGGTAGTGGAGACGTATGCTATGGCGACTATGGCGGCGCAGAAGGTACGTCTCACCCATGCGAATACTGCGAAGGGACGGGCGTTAAATGGTGCAGCGATTACTACCCTTCGCAACACGCTTTGTTGCTAGATGTACCGCACGCAATGACACTGAAACAATGCCGCAGCGTGCTAGGTACTGAGCCAAACTGGCCGCCAGAGAAAAACTCACGGGGTGATTTTTAAAATGGAAAAGAAACTAATAACTTTAGTAGAGAAGCAACGACCACTAGCAACGGGCAGCATCCAGCATTACTACGAAGTCTCTACCCTACGAAATACGTGCGAGTTTCATATCGGCGAGGTAATAAAACCAACAAAGGTCCGCGCCATGTGTATGGATAGAGACAGCTATAGAGTAGCAATAAGAGGTGAGAAGCATAGGAAGGACAACGAATGTTAGATATACCATATGAAACGTGGGAAGATGCTTACATAAGAAACATAAAACCTCTACCACTATGGTGGAGTTGCGAAGAGAATAAAAGAAAAGAGTATGACGCATTTAAAAAGTTTGTTGTAACAGGAAAAGTCGAGGTGAAAGATTATGATAGAAGCTAACAAAAAAAATATTGACTCTTTAACAGAACATAAAGAACAAGTCACAGCATACATTGAACATTCGCCTAACTATGAGAGAAAAGAAGTATGCTCCCGAATATTTTGGAGAGAAGAAACAGATAAATTAAAGAGGGAGTTTATTGCATCTATGATAAATTTAATAGTAGGTACTAGGGATAATATAATTATCACCCGCTGCCCTGTTACCGGGGAAACTGTGGATAAGGACAAGGAGATGACCATCTATGCTTGGACAGGCGAAGGAGTAAAGAAATGAAAAAGTTTACAGCTAGATACACACTGGTTTTAACTTTATTGGTTATAACTATTAGCGGCTGTGCGCCAATACTTTTAGCTGGTGGTGCTATTTTTGGAGCTAAAGGTTATGTCGATGACAAGGTTCAAGAAGAGCAGTTAGGAAACAACTTAAAGAAAATCGACAGTAACCTTTTGAAAAGTAAGGAGAACAAAAATAACATAGATACTTTACACAAAAAGATAAAGATGTTAGAAAGCACAGTAATTAGTTTACAAAAAGAGCTACTCGAAAAATCACAACCAACCCAAGCTAAAGGAGATGAGAATGTTATTCAGTAATCAGGATGCACGTTTTAAATCCACACCAGTTACAGAAGGAAGTGATATGCTAGATCATCTTACCACTAAAAACGATAGAGAAATATTCTTTGGGGTTTATGAGCAAGGCGTAGTAGGTGAGGCAACTGGATGCGGAGCTGACCACCACAAAATGTTGACGCGAGGTGACGGTATCGCGGAAGAGGAAGGTTTTCTATCTGTAGTGAAGGCTGGTTATAGGATAGTAGAGAATGAAGAAATACTTATGCCTCTACAAGAACAGATGATTAACTACTTTGATCCTACAGTCTTGGCAGATGTTCAAATAAAAGACCACATTGCTAAGAATGGTGCCGTATGTTTCTCAGAATACGTCTTTCCTAGCATAAAGAAACCTGTCGAGACAGACACTGGACATAAAACAGATATGATGCTTAGATTTATTCTGAAGAATACTTTTAATGGATCATCTTCTGTTGTCTTTTATGGTGGTCTAATAGATGCTTTCTGTACGAATGGTATGATCTTAGGTGATTATGATGTAACCAGACGTAAGCACACAAAGAACTTTACTGTAGATGGTTTCATTAAAGCCTTTGATGATTGTATGGTTAACTATAAAAGTGTAGTGGATAAGTATCAGAAATGGGCAGACACTAAGATTAGTTACAAGCATAACATACCGCTCTTGTTTTCTGAACTAACTAACAACAAAAACCCTAAGAAGAAAAATACTTTAGCGGATAGGTTGTATGCTCAATACGCCGATGAAGTTACTGATCGAGGTAGTAATTTATTCGCCCTTACGTCAGCTATAACACACTATGCCAGCCACAATGATGCTAGGTTCCCTTTGCGTAGCAATGCAGACAGTGATAGTTTATTTAAGCGGCAAGAAACTGTACGCAAATGGTTCAAGTCTAAAACATTTGAAGACTTTCTTGAAGCAGCATAATAACAAGTAGATTAGGAAGGAAGTTAAGATGGTTTATAATTATAAAACCCATGAGGAAATTCCACCTTTCATGAAGGATTATATTCTAGGTGTCGCTGACTGTACTGCTATAGAGCAGCTAGACTTAGACGACATCAACGACTTTCTAAATGGCCTTATAAACTAAGGGTCGCTGGGGCAGGTTTATTTAAGTCAATAGACCTGTCCCTTCTACCAAACCAACCCAATTAGTATTGGAGAACCACCATGAAAAGGATAAAGTTATTCCAAGACATAGCCTTAAAATACGAGCGTAAAGAGAAAGGTTCTTTTATAAGTCTGTACGAAGATAGTATAACACATCCACCATTCTTAATTGCTGACGTTAACCTGAAAGATTTGGTTTGGGAAACGCTAGACACAAAGGCATTAAAAGGAATAGAAAAAAAATATATTCAGAATGTTGTAAAAGACCTAGATGAAATAAAAGAAACTCTGCTTGCCCACATAGCAACTTCCCATGAGCATCCTGACTTTGGTTTTGGAGATAACACATGATGAGTTATAATCTAAGCGCAGTAATAAGAGACTTATCTCTTAGTAGTAATGAGAATAAACTAATAGACCCAGATAGAATTAAACTAGGTCTACTTAAAATAATAGAAGAGGATAAGCAGAATGATGCTTACATCATAGCAACTCTTAACGAAACACTAGACAAGGTAAACGATATTGTTTTTCTAAGCCTAGCACAAGAACAAAAGCTACATGATTTAGCTACAAGAATAAAAGTATTGAGAGATGAGGTACTTAGGATTCATAAGGACAGGTAAGTAAAAATGAAACATCTGTGGGAAAAAGATAGAAAAACAATTTATAAGGAACTATTAGATTTATATCTTGATGAAGGTTATTCTAAAAAAGAAGCCAGACGATTAGCAACAGAGGAGACAGCTGAAATAAAAGCGGGTGACTTTTCTTTTGTGTCTAACATAATGGATGAGCAAGAAGATTGTTAAGATTTGTCTTATAGCCCTCTCATACGCGAACAATTTTTTAAGTGATTGATTTTAATATATAAAAATAAATTGTTGATTAAGTTTTTAAGGTATGTTATTTAGTTATTCACCACTAACTAAGAGGAAAAAATGGACAGTGCAGAGAGCGAGTTAGTTGAAGCACACAAGCCGTGTGATAGTTGCGGTTCATCAGATGCAAGAGCATCATACTCCGATGGGCATGAGTATTGTTTTAGTTGTCAAACAAGATTTGAAAGCGAAGGAGATTACCCTGCCATGTCTAAACCTAACGCCACTAATGTTACTCCATTAAAATCTACTGAAGGTGTAGTAACTGCAATACCTGATAGAAAGATATCTTCTAATACATGTAAAAAATACAATGTTAGAGTAGTTAAAGATCAAGAAGGTAATATAATAAAACATCGTTATCCTTACTATGATGATAAAGGTAACCACATTGCCGACAAGGTTCGTATTGTAGAGACAAAAGACTTTCCGACAGAGCCAGTAGGAGCATTAGGTAAGGCTGCTCTGTTTGGTCAGAACCTTTTCAATTCGGGTGGTAAATACGTTACAATTTGTGAAGGCGAGTTGGATGCTTTATCCGCCTTTGAAATGCTTGGAAGCAAATGGCCGGTGCTATCTATTAAAAATGGCGTTCATTCTGCACTCAAAGATTGCAAGGCTAACTTAGAATATCTTTCAAATTTTGATAGTGTTGTCTTGTGTTTTGATGCGGATGACAAGGGAAAGAAAGCAGCGCAACAAGTAGCCACACTGTTTGAACCTAACACCTGCCGCATTGTCTACATGACAGATGGCAAGGATGCATCTGAATACTTACAGGGTGGTAAGCGTGAGCAGTTCTCTCGCGCATGGTGGGATGCCAAGGTGTATACTCCCGCTGGTATTCTTAACCTAGCTGATATGGGTGATGGTCTGTACGATGAGGGTGCACACAAGACTTGCCTCTACCCATTCGAGGGTTTGAATGAGAAGCTGTTTGGTATACGCACAGGTGAGCTTGTAACCTTCACGGCTGGCACAGGAGCGGGTAAGTCTAGCATCATGCGTGAACTTATGCACCATGTACTAAACAGCACAGAAGAAAACATTGGTGTAATATCTTTGGAAGAGAATGTAAGGTCCACCATCTTTCACCTCATGTCAGTCGAAGCAAATGCTAGGCTGTACATTCGTGAGGTGCGTGACCAGTTCAGCATGAACGACTTGCGTAAATGGCAAGAATTAACAGTAGGAACTAGGAGGTTCTTTGCCTTTGATCACTTTGGAAGCATGAAGACTGACGAGATACTTTCACGGGTCAGGTATATGATTAAGGCGTTAGACTGTAGGTGGATATTCCTAGATCATCTATCAATCTTGGTGTCTGGTTTGGAAGGTGATGATGAGCGTAGAAACATTGATAATCTGATGACCAAGCTAAGGTCGATTGTCGAGGAGACAAATGTAGCTATGCTTCTTGTCTCTCACCTACGCCGCGCACAAGGTGACAGTGGGCATGAGAATGGTAGAGAGGTTAGCCTGTCCCACCTCAGAGGAAGTCAGAGTATAGCGCAGCTTAGTGATGCGGTGGTGGCTATGGAGCGTGACCAACAGTCTGATGATCCTAACATATCAAACACAACAACCATCAGAGTATTGAAGAATAGGTATTCTGGAGATACCGGCGTAGCTTCTCACCTATTCTTTAACAAAGATACGGGAAGGTTGACAGAGGTGCATAATCTAGGTGATGATCCAGAAGGAGATAGGTCCGACAAGGAACTTTAGAGATGGAAGTTGTCTTAGACATTGAGACTGATGGCTTAGACCCAACAGAAATATTTTGTATTGTAGCCAAGGAACGTGAGACAGGTGAGATACATGTCTGGAAAGAACAACAGTGTTATGAAATATTCCCTTTGTTCGCAAAGCGTGTGTCTAAATTTATCATGCATAACGGCATATCTTTTGATGCCAATGTTATTAATAAACTCACATCAACTCACATTGGTATAGACCGTATCGAAGACACGCTGATCCTTTCTCAACTGACTGACCCTGTTAAAGATGGTGGGCATTCTTTAGAATCCTGGGGACAGAGATTAGGTTTTGATAAGATAGACTTCCACGACTTCTCTTGTCTCACAGAGGAGATGATAACCTACTGCATTCGTGATGTAGAACTTACTGAAAGAGTTTACATTGCGCTTCAGCCAGCGGTGAATGCTATTCGTAGACAATGTATAGACTTAGAATATGAGGTTAGGAAGTTAGTATCTCAACAAGAAAGAAATGGTTTTTCTTTGGATATGCAGAAGGCTACTTGTCTTGTAGCTAAACTTAAAGACAGGTCAGATAGCCTTGAGTCTGAGGTAACTGTAATGTTTCCACCTATACCAGTCCTGGTCAGAGAAGTTAAACCTAAAATAAAAAAGGACGGCAGCTTGTCTACGGTTGGTCTGAGACACATAGAAGACATAGCAGTTGTGGTTGGTGTTCATTCTGCCATTGACTATCAAGAATTTAATCTGTCATCTAGGCAGCAGATAGTTAAGAGACTTTTGTCTAAGGGTTGGCAACCTAATAAGTTTACAGACAAGGGTCATCCTATTGTTGACGAGGGTGTTCTAAAAGATGTGGACTTACCTGAAGCAAAAAAGATAGCAGAGTTTCTTATGCTTCGGAAAAGGATAGCGCAGATACAATCATGGATAGATGCTGTTAAAGATGATGGGAAAGTACACGGACAAGTTCTTACGCTGCGTGCAATCTCTGGAAGAATGGCGCATCATTCTCCGAATATGGCACAGGTTCCAGCTAGTTACTCACCGTATGGTAAGGAATGTAGAGAATGCTGGACTGCTGGGGATTCACCTAGTCTTGTACTTGTTGGCTGTGATGCTTCTTCTCTGGAATTGCGTGCGTTGGCACATTATTTAGATGATAGTAAGTTCACTAGTGATGTTGTTGATGGTGACATACACACTGCCAACCAACATGCGGCAGGGTTAGAGACACGCGATCAAGCTAAGACATTTATCTATGCGTTTATTTATGGTGCAGGGGCAGCTAAAATTGGCTCTGTGGTGGGTGGTACGGCACAAGATGGTCAGAGACTAATAGATACCTTCTTGTCTAACGTACCAGCCCTGGCAACGCTTAGAAGGAGAGTAGATATTGCCTCTAACAGAGGATATCTTATCGGTTTGGACGGCAGAAAACTCATGGTGAGAAACAAACACTCAGCAGTAAATCTTTTATTACAAGGTGCTGGTGCAGTAATATGCAAGCAGTGGTTAGTTGAGATACATAATTCACTTTCTTACACTGAAATGAAAGCATGTCTTGTTGCGTCCATACATGACGAATACCAACACGAAATTAATAAAGATCAGGCTGAAGAATTTGGAGAGTTAACCAAATTAGCTATGAGGAAAACTCAGGAAAGGTTAGGTATTAAATGTACACTGGACAGCGAGTACAAAATAGGCCGCAACTGGTCACAGACGCATTAATAACTTTAACCCCTGCTGAACTAAGAACCAGTGCGTTCATTGGTAAGTCCCGCAATAAAAAAAGTAGAGACTCTGGTGTGTTTGATTCTTCTGTTGCAGATACTCACATGATAGACATCATAGGCGCAGAGGCTGAACTAGCTTTTGCAAAGCTATGTAACTTGTATCCAAAAGACTTCATGACACTTGGCACTAGGTCAAAAGCTGAAGGGACTGACGATGGTGATCTAAATATAGACGGTGTCTGTGTTGATGTTAAAACCACAACCCATAAGAATGGAATGTTACTCTCTAATTCAAAACACATTTCTGGTATAGATTTATTTGCTTTAATGATAAAGAAAGGAGAAGATACGTTTCAATTAAAAGGCTTCATGCTTGCGACTGAACTTATAGTTGAAGATAGGTTTGGCAGAGCGGATGGCAAACTTAAAAGACCAACATATGTGGCTAAACAAGATGAATTATATTGTTATAAAACTGCCGTGAGAAAACTAAAAAAATATCTTGACACTGTAAAGTCATAACAGTATTTTATAAACTCAACCATCAAACTAAGTAGTCAGACTTAGTAAATTGTAAAGGAAAATATACTATGGATACTTACATTATTTCTGGTAAAGCTTACTGGGCAAGTGTTATTGCTCCCAACACAACTTACGAACCATGTTGGCAAGTTAATGTTTGTCTTGATGAAGACGGTAAAAATCTGGCTGAAAGTCTTGGTCTTGATGTTAAGAACAAAGGCGATGAGAAAGGTGACTTTATTAAAGTAAAGCGTAAGGTAGACAAGCGGGACGGTACAAAGCAAACTGCTCCTATTGTTAAAGATTCTAATAATAACGATTGGGATGATAGGCTTATCGGAAATGGTAGTCTAGTTAATGTTAAATTTTCTACTTTCGATTATAACTACAATAATAAAAAAGGCGTAGCCGCTTTTCTTCTTGCTGTTCAGGTGGTTGACTTAGTTCCCTACGGGGGAGGTGGTTTAGAATTTGAACCTGTTAAAGATGGCTTCGTAGTTGGTGGTGGTAGTGAGGCTGCTCAAGACGTTCCTTTCTAGAGCAGATTACGATAAGGGGTTGCTTCTCTGGTGAAATGCGGCAACTGAGTTAGTAGTGCGGGAGGGAGACTAACACTTTTAAGGAGAACACGAATGACCAAACACGCTTTCATTACAGGCATCACCGGCCAAGATGGTTCATACCTAGCTGAGTTACTTCTGTCTAAAAACTATTATGTACACGGTTTACTTCGACGTAGCTCTACACCAAATACAAAAAACATAGATCATATAGTTAATAACCCTAGAGTTTCTTTACACTTAGGGGACATGACGGATAGTTCTAATCTAAGTAAGCTGGTTAATGAAATTAAACCTGACGAAGTTTATAACTTGGCTGCTCAAAGCCATGTCAAAGTATCTTTTGACACACCTGTGTCCACAGGAGATATAAACGGTCTTGGTTCTATGAGACTGTTAGAGGCTTGCCGCAACATTAAGGGTGCCAATACACCTAAGTTCTATCAGGCATCTTCTAGTGAATTGTTTGGCAAGGTACAAGAACCAATTCAAAATGAAACAACTCCTATGCATCCTCGCTCACCGTATGGCGTAGCAAAGTATTATGCATACTGGGCAGTGAAGAACTATCGTGAAGCATACGGTATGTTTGCTTGTAATGGGATACTATTTAACCATGAAAGTCCTCGAAGGGGTGAAGAGTTTGTTACTAGAAAAGTAACTAAGTATGTAGCTAACTGGAATCAAAATTCCGAACCACTTGAGTTAGGTAATCTTTCTAGCCTCAGAGATTGGGGACACGCTAAAGATTATGTTAAAGGTATGTGGCTTATGCTACAAGCGCCAGAGGCTGACGACTATGTGTTAGCTACAGGTAAGAAGAATAGTATTCGCGAACTGGTAGAAGGTTGTTTCTCGATATCCTATAATAGGTCTATTGTCTGGGAAGGGGAAGGACTTGATGAGAAGGGATATGTTTTTTACACTGACGCACACAACAAACCTCAAAAAAATTTAGTGGTTGTAGTTAATCCTAATTTTTACAGGCCATCCGAAGTAGATGTTTTGTGTGGAGATTCCACCAAGGCCAAGACAAAATTAAAATGGACATGTGATTATAATTTTATGTCTCTAATAAAAGAGATGTTACTAGCAGACAAACCAGAAAAAGATTGGTTCACAAACGGAGGTGAGTTACCTAATGGTTGTTGAAATTAACTGGCCTTTAGCCCGCGAAGCACTGGATAAGGAGTCAGGGGGATGAGTAAAGATCAGTGGTTAAAAGATGAAAAAGAAATAATACAGCAGTACATAGATGAGAAACTATCTACGAAAGAGGCTGTATATCTAATGAAAGATAGGTTAGGTATGTCTTACGTAGAGTCTATGTGGCAGCTGGAGTGTGCAGATACGGAGCAAGGACTAGACTCACACCTTGGCTGTAGGGACTGGCCTTGCTGTGAAGATAACGGATACGCTTTCTGTTTAACAGGAGAGTACTGATGTTACTAGCAGACAAACCAGAAAAAGCTTGGTTCATAAACGGAGGTGAGTTACCTAATGGTTGTTGAAATTAACTGGCCTTTAGCCCATGATACTTGGGATAATAAAGAACGAGATGCAATGAATGAAGTTATTGCTTCTGGTAGATTTACTTTCGGAGAAAAAGTAAAAAAGTTTGAGGATGAATTTTGTGAGTACTTTGGATTTCCCTACGCTGTCCAGGTTAACAGTGGCGGCAGCGCTAACCTTTTAATGGTGGCTGTTGCTGTTGAAAGAGGGTGGATATCTAGAGGAGATAAAGTTATTGTTCCTGCCATTGGTTGGAGTACATCTTATTTTCCATTTATTCAGTACGGCATTGACTTAGTTTTTGTAGATGTTGATAAAGATACTTGGAATATTAATGTAGATCAGATCGAGGACAACATAAAGGACGATGTAAAGGGTATCCTTGCTATCAATATTTTAGGTAATCCTTGTGACTTTCAAAAACTTAACTCTCTGTGTGATCAATATGATTTAATATTGTTTGAAGACAACTGTGAATCTATGGGTGCGAAACAAGGAGATACTAACTGTGGGGGATTTGGTGACATAGGTACGTTTAGTACATTCTTCAGTCACCACATACAAACTATGGAAGGGGGTATGGTTGTCTGTAATGATCCTGAGACATACAACACGTTGCTCAGTCTTAGGTCACATGGGTGGACAAGAGGTACGAAGTACTACACAAACAATCCTTTTGAGTTTGTCACTCTAGGATACAACGTGCGGCCAGGAGAATTAAACGGTGCTTTAGGTTCTGTCCAGTTAAAAAAGCTAGAGGATATGAACAACCAAAGAATTAAAAACGCGGATACATTTGTAAAGTATTTTGGTAACAAAGACTATTGTAGGATACAGAAGGTAGAAGAGAATAGTATCTCTTCATGGTTTGGTTTTGGAATTGTGTTCGAGAAGAACGCATTTAGAGAAAGAACAAAACAAATTCTTGAAAATTATTCTATTGATAGCAGACCTATATGCACGGGTAACTTTTTCAAACAACCAGTTTGTGAAAAGTATTCTGCTAATATGGAAAGAGGTTCGTCACTAGTGGTGGCTACTAATATTGATGACAATGGTTTATTCTTAGGAAATAATCCTATGGATTTAGAGCCAGCTATAAAAAGCCTTAGTGAAGTTTTAGACCGTGAATTTAGTGAACAAAGTATTTTAAATTCAGGAGCATTCTAAATGACAAAAACTATAGATACTATTGTTGAAGATATATACAACATCTTTGAGTGTGATGAAGAGGTAAAGGTAAGCAAAGAAGACTTGGATGAATTAGCAAAAGGTATACTTGATGCAGTTACCGGCTCTCTTAAAGAAAGAGAAAGATCGAAAGGCCATCTAAGGCTATCTCTTATTGGTCATCCTGACAGAAAGATTTGGTACACTGTTAGAGATGGTGACAAGATTGGTAAGGAAAAGTTAACGGGGCAAGACAAAATAAAGTTCTTGTATGGTCATATCCTAGAGTGTCTTCTTATCTTTCTCTCTCGTACTGCCGGTCATACAGTTACTGATGAACAGAAGACTGTTACTGTTAATGGTGTGGTCGGTCATCAAGATGCCGTAGTTGATGATGTCCTTGTTGATTTCAAGAGTGCATCAAGTTATGGGTTTAAGAAATTTAAAGAAAATACAATTCATTCGGATGATCCATTTGGTTATATAGCTCAGATATCTGCTTATGCTCAAGCAAATAACTTAGATAAGGCTGGCTTTGTAGTTATAGATAAATCATCAGGTGAACTTTGTTATTGTCCTGTTCATTCTATGGAGATGATAAATGCAGAAGAAAGGATTGAGTCTCTTAGAAGAACTGTTAAGTCTGATGTGCCTCCCCCTCGCTGTTATAGTGATATTCCTGACGGTAAGTCTGGCAACCACAAGCTTCATATTGGCTGCGTCTATTGTTCTTTTAAGCATGTTTGTTGGTCTGATGCTAACGGCGGCGCGGGTCTTAAAAAATTCAATTACTCTACTGGTCCGAGGTACTTAACTAGGGTAGACCGTACTCCTAATGTAGAGGAAATACATGAAGAGATTTAGATCAAAGTCCGAAAAGAAAGCAAATGATTTTTTAAAGGAGAAAAAAGTTTCGTTTGAATTTGAACCTTACTATGTTAAATATATGTGGATTGAAGATAAAAAGTATCTGCCTGATTTTGTCCTAGACAACGGAATTATTTTAGAAGTTAAAGGCAGGTTTACTTTAGCCGATAGAAAGAAGCATCTCTTTCTTAGGAAGAGTAATCCAGATTTAGATGTTAGGTTTGTATTCGACAACCCTAATACTAAGCTTTACAAAGGGGCTAAATCAACCTATGCTAACTGGTGTAGCAAGCAGGATTTTTTATTTTGTAAACTATCTGATGGTATTCCTGAATGGTGGACAAGTGGAAAAAAAAGAAACGAAAATTCTTCTAGAGATAGAAGAAGTAATAAAAAAAAGAAAGGCTGATCCAGAACAGCTTCTGTTTATGAGTGTTATATTGCAAGCTATGCTTGACGCCACTAAACCGATGACACCAAAGGAATCAGATGAAGCTGTAGCAGCCAGAGAGACATCTATGTCTTGGTTCTTCTGCTCTGTGGGGGTGACTGTAGATGATTTCATGACTGTCTGTGACATAGCGGACCTTGATCCTGACTATGTGCGATCATTCGCTTATAAAGTCCTGCGGTCAAAAGAGATTGACTTTGTTAGGAAAAGAATAAACACTGTCTTAACTTTTAATTAGGAAAAGACTTATGTACCAGTTTGATGAAGAACATTATTTAGAAGAGATACAGCACTACATTGACGATACTTACAGCCAACACTATGCTCAAGGTAAATACCAAGCCACAGATGTGATTTTAGATGCAGGGTACGGAGAAGGTTTCTGTCTAGGTAACATACTGAAATACTGTAAGAGGTACGGGAAAAAGGAAGGTAAGAATAGAAAAGATTTGTTAAAGGTAATTCACTATGCAATAATTATGCTCCACATCCATGACCAGAAAGAGGAAGGACGCTAATATATGGCACAGTTTCGCTCAAATGAAAATCCTATGTTCCGCTCTAAATTTAGTGAAGATATCTTTAAACACAAATACGCACATACTGGATGTGAAACGTGGTCAAGTTTAGCCAGCGTTCTAGTGGAGGATGTCTGTCAGGATAAGATGAGCAAAGAAGATAAGACTACTCTTTCTAATTACATCACAGAGTTAAAGTTTATTCCTGGCGGTAGATATTTATATTACGCTGGACGTCTTAATAAATTTTTCAATAATTGTTACTTGCTCTGCGCTGAAGAAGATACAAGAGAAGATTGGGCTAACCTATCTTGGAAAGCCGAGTCGTGCCTTATGACGGGCGGTGGAATAGGTGTGGACTATTCCATATACAGAGAAGAAGGACGCCTACTTGCTGGCACTGGAGGCTTGTCCTCTGGACCTATACCTAAGATGCAGATGCTGAACGAGATAGGCCGTCGAGTTATGCAGGGCGGTAGTAGGCGTTCAGCGATTTACGCTAGTCTTAATTGGAAACATGCTGATGTAAGTAAATTTTTAGAATGTAAGAACTGGTATGAAACGCCAGTAGGAAACACAGGTTTTTCTCTTGGTCAGCTTAAAGAACAAGATTTTAATTTCCCTGCTCCCTTAGACATGACAAACATAAGTGTTAATTATGATACTGATTGGTTGTTAAACTATTGGAATACCGGAGATGTAGGAGAAATATTTAAAAAGAATGTTGCTCAAGCATTAAAGACTGCTGAACCAGGATTTAGTTTCAACTTCTTTGAGAAAGAAAACGAAACATTACGCAATGCCTGTACTGAAGTTACTGCTAATAATTGCTTTGCGGCTGACGGTGGTGACGATAGTGATGTTTGTAATCTTGGTTCTTTAAACCTGGGCCGGATAGAAACATTACAAGAACTAAACGATATCACTGAACTAGCAACTAAGTTTTTATTGTGCGGAACTCTAAGAGCGAAGCTGCCTTACGATAAGGTCTATAAAGTAAGAGATAAAAATCGTAGGCTTGGCCTTGGTTTAATGGGTATCCATGAGTGGCTTATTAAACGAGGTTACAAATATGAGGTGACAGAAGAACTTCATCAGTGGCTCTCGGTCTATAAAGGCAAGAGTGGTTCAGTATCTAAAGAGACTGCGGATAAGTTCAACATCAGCCGTCCTGTAGCTAACCGTGCTATCGCTCCTACTGGATCAATAGGCATATTGGCTGGCACAAGTACAGGCGTAGAACCTATATTTGCTGTATCTTACAAGCGCAGATATTTGAAAGGTGGTACACGTTGGCACTATCAGTATGTAGTAGATAGCGCAGCACAAGAACTTATTAATTTATACGGTATTGATCCTAGCAATATTGAGTCTGCTTTAGATTTAGCAGACGACTATAAGCGCAGGATAAAGTTCCAAGCTGATGTGCAGGACTACGTTGATATGTCCATCTCCTCAACCATTAACCTACCAGCGTGGGGCAGTAAACTTAACAACGAGGATACAGTGGATGATTTTACAAATACTCTCGCGTCTTACGCTTCTAGGCTTAGGGGTTTTACCGTTTATCCTGATGCTTCTAGAGGTGGTCAACCTTTAACCTCTGTCCCTTATTCTGAGGCTGTTGATAAACTAGGAGAAGAGTTTGAAGAAGGTGTAGAAACACATGATATCTGCGACATTACAGGTCATGGGGGTAGTTGTGGGGTATAAATGTTAACTCACTATTGCTTCAAAGACGTTCTACCAAAGGAATTTTGTGATGGTATGCTTAGTGTTGCAAGAGAACTAGATTCCAAAGAGGCAGAAGTTTTTAAAGAAGGTGACGATGTAGTATTGTCAGAGATAAGAAACAACAGAGTTGCTTGGTTAGCTAATGACGAGTTGTCGGAGATATTAGAATTATATGTAGACATAGCTAATGAAAGAGCGGGTTGGGATTTCAGTTTAACTTCTTTTGAAGTTCCTCAAATATCTTTTTATGGTAAGGGTCAGTTCTATAATTGGCATGTAGATACAGGAGTAGAGAAACAAAGTGATCCATACTTTAGAAAATTAGCTATTTCTATAACACTCAACGATGAGTTTAAAGGGGGTGATTTCCAAGTACAGAATTTTGTTCACCCTCAAGCACCTGATAGATTCAGAACTGTAAAAGAAATGAGAAGACAAGGAAGTATTGTTGTCTTCCCTTCTTTTATTTTTCACAGAATAACTACAGTGTCAGAAGGAGAAAGGTCTGCTATGACTTGTTGGTTCAGGGGTGAAAAATTTTCTTGACTGTAGCTTCTTTTTATAGTAATATTTTTATGGCATGACATGTGTCAGACAGACTATTAAAAATTAAGTTAGAGATTAAAGCCGACGATCAACATAAGAAAGTAATTCCAATAAAATAGGCAGTATAGGGGCTGGGTATTGTTCTCACCCCTCATCACATAAAAATGTTAGATAAACCATACAAAATATATGTAGGGTATGACGAAAAAGAAAAGACTTACCTTGATGTTCTGTCATACAGCATAAGAAAAAATACGAACCATCCCGTAGATATAATCCCCCTAAAGCAGAATGCTTTACGAAGGGCGGGTCTTTACTTTAGAGATAAAGAAATCAACGAAGACAATCAATTTGTAGATTGTTTTGATGGAAAACCATTCTCAACTGAGTTTAGTTTCACTAGATTTTTAGTTCCTTTCTTAAATCAATTTGAAGGGTATGCTTTATTTATGGACTGCGATATGTTTGTGAAGACAGACATTTCTGAATTGTTTGAAAAGTATTGTAATCCTTCATTTGCTGTTAGCTGTGTGAAACATGACCACATTACAGAAGGTGGTTTAAAAATGGATAACCGTGTTCAGTCTAACTATCAGAGAAAGAACTGGTCTAGTTTTGTTATGTGGAACTGTGGACACGAAACACTAAAAGATTTTACTGTGCATGATGTAAATACAAAAAATGGTTCTTGGTTACATAGGTTTGCTTTTCTTGAAAGAGAGTATGAGAATAATCTTATAGGGTCTATACCTCAAGAATGGAACTGGTTAGATGGACATTCTTCTACTAACTTAAAACCTAAGTGTGTACACTTTACTACGGGCGGCCCAATATACAGCAACTGGGATGGACGAAGGAGTATAGATAATAAATATGCGGCAGAGTGGTCAGAATTATATTCAGAAATGGTTAAAGTAAATGGTTAGATTTGTAACATCCTTTTCAGGTAAACACTACGACATATACGCAAAAAAAATGTTGGAGTCTGTCGTTGAACATTGGGCAGATGATTTAAAACTTATTGTTTATTATGACACTGTGACTGAAGAACAGAAGAAAGACTTTCCTAAGTCACCTATTATTGAATACAGAGACTTAGATGAAGTTGAAGACAGAGCTATCTTCTTAGAGAAGATGAAGGGATATGACGGTACATCTAACGGTCAGATGCCTTACAACTTTCGTATGGATGCTCTGCGTTTCTGCCACAAAGTATATGCTCTCACAGACTACTTTCTTGAGGTGTCAGAGAATGAATCCAAGGGTGGTTGGCTTATATGGATGGATGCAGATGTAATGACTACCTCTCCTTTGTCTGAAGAAATTTTGTTCCAGGCTTTTCCTAAAGATTCAGAACTAATACATCTAGGAAGAACAGACATTGATTTTAGCGAGACAGGCTTTATTGGTTTTAATCTAGACACAATGCATAGTCATTACTTCTTAGCCGACATACGAGGCTGTTACGATATAGGCGAAGTACTAGCATACAGAGAGTGGACTGATGCTTTTATTATGACTAGGTTTATTAAGATATATGCAGCGCATGGTATGAAGGTTCATAATTTAAGTGATGGTGCTTCTGGTCTAGCTGTTTTTCCACAGTCTAAGTTAGCTGACTTTATGACCCATCATAAAGGTAATTTAAAAAACACTATAGATAAAGACACTGTTACCCCTGATGTAAACCTACCTCGTTATCATCAGTTAGCTGTTCTTATTAGAGAATACAAACCTAAAAGAATTGTAGAAGTTGGAACTTGGAATGGCGGCAGAGCTATAGAAATGGCTTTGGCTGCTTTTGAGAACAGTAAGAGAGTACACTACACGGGTTTTGATTTGTTTGAAGACGCAACCTTTGAACTAGACCGCAAGGAACAAAATGTTAAGCCTCATAATAATTTTGATGCGGTAAAGAAACGTCTTGAAGATTTTGCTCACAAGATGAAAGAAGATAAGAAGACGTTCACCTTTACTTTAATAAAAGGTGATTCAAGAGAAACTATGCAGAAGACAAAGAAAGAGTTAAAGAAAACTGACTTTGCCTTTATAGATGGTGGTCATAGTGAAGAAACTATTTTATCTGATTATAAAAATTTAATACATGTTCCTGTAGTAGTCCTAGATGATTATTATAGTAAAGATGTAGATGGTAAACTTCCTGGTGCTGAGTTTTTAGGAACTAATCGTCTTGTAGAATCAATGGAAAAGACAAGGATATTTGTCTTACCTTCTCAAGACAGAGTAAAGGATGGCGGTACTGTTCACTTAGCTGTCAGACTAAAAACAGATGACCTTCCTGATCTGCCTAAAGTATTAAGTAGAACGCCTATCATTGTACAGCCTAAAGATTGTGTTCCTAAAGAAGAAATACTAGGTAATATAAATGACAATGTAGAGTTAATAAAAGACTGGGACTTTGTTCAAAACTGTGATGTTAACAATGAACATATAATTGTAGCATCTGCCGGTCCTTCTATGGATTTTGAAGAGTTAAAAGCTGTTCAGAAAAAGTATGATGCTAAAATAGTATGTGTGAAGCACAGTTATCCGCTACTTTTAGAGGCTGGTATTCAGCCTTGGGCATGTGTTATACTTGACCCTCGTCCGATAACTGGGACAAGTACGCACGGTGTTGTGCGAACAGAGTTGTTTAAGGAGGTTGATCCAGTTACTAAGTTCTTTATTGCGTCCATGACTGACCCTAGTGTTACTAAGTTCATATTGGATAAGACAAAGAATGTATATGGGTGGCACGCTTTCTCTCAAGCTGTTGCTGATATAGTAAGTGGTAAGGTTGAGATAGACTATAGTTTAAAAATAGATAAAGAAAACGCTACGTTTGTTAGTGGTGGTACATGTGCAGCAATGCGATCAATTGGTATGATGCACATATTTGGATTTAGAAACTTCCATCTGTTTGGTTTTGATTGTTCAATGGAAAGTCTTTCTGATGAACAGAAAAAAGAAAAGCTAGACGATGGTGTAAGACCTAAATATATGCCAGTAGAAATAAACGACTGTAATTTCTGGACTACTGGCGAACTTCTTGCAATGGCACAAGACTGTGAGAAGTTGTTTGATAATCCTCAAGTTGAAATGATGGTCAATTTTTATGGAGAGAATACATTAGTATCTGAGGTTTATAAACTTTCTAAGAAAAGTAATCCGACACACTACACTAAATATATAGAAGAGAAACAAGCGACCTAAGAAAGGATTTAACATGCTTCAAACTATCATAGACAATAGCGATGTAATTCTAAGTACGTTAACAGGTATCGTTACCATAGCTAGTATTATTGTAGCTGGTACACGAACACCTTCTTCTGACACTATTATGGGTAAGCTTTATAAAGCAGTAGAGTTTTTGTCTCTAACGGTAGGTAAAGCTAAAGAAAAGGGTTAGGAACAAAATGCCTGTGATATCTTCTATTGTATCCTCAGTTGTTAATATCTTCACTAAAATACTACCTCTCTTATTTGCATATAAAGCAGGTAAGAATAGTGTTGAGAAAAAAGAACTTGAGGATGCAATAGAAAAAAATAGGGAGCGAGATAAAATTGAAGAAGATATTGACCGTCTGTCTAATGACTCTGTTTTTAACAGGTTGCGGAACCGTTGGAGGAGAAAAGACTTACTGTAGTTGGGTAAAGCCTATCCTTATTTCCGACAATGATAACCTTTCTGACGGAACGGCAAGACGCATCCTTGCCCATAATGAAACATGGGATAAGTTCTGTAATTAATTATGGCTGAATTAAAAATAAGACAGGAGAAGTTCTGTCAAGCATATGTTCTGTATCGCAACGCAACGGAGTCAGCCAAGATAGCTGGCTACTCTAAAGGTTCTGCACATACGCAGGGTCATAGGCTTATGCAGCGAGGGGATGTCAAAGAAAGAATAGAAGAATTAGAGAAAGAAGTAGAGACACGCATTGATGTTGTCTCTGAAATAGAAAACCAATACACCTACGCAAAGAACAACGGACATACAAACAGTGCTATCAAAGCACTAGAAGTGTTGTCTCGCATACGTTCTGGTAAGGAAGATGAAGCACCTAAAAACGTAGCTGAAATAGAAGATGACATAGTTAAGTATCTTGAAATATTAGGTGAGAAAGAAACAGCAAAACTTTTTTTAAAATGTGATTTCTTTTCTGATGAAGAACAAGAAGAAGACCTTGATGAGGCAGAACACATAAGAAAAAAGATAGAATCTATCCCTAAAAGGAATATCAGGAAAGAATACCTGAAATCCAGGGAAGGACATATACTAAAATAGCCACAATCCTTTGTGCGCCTGATAATCAAACACACACGAACTTACCTTATATTCTGGTGGTAGGGTGGCAGGGGTATTGTTTACCTGCACTGTACGGCTATTTTTAAGCCTTATTTTTTGTACTAACCTCTTCAACATAGGGATGAACGCCGTTGTGCATGTGTTGTAAGGTAGATATACTTTTTTCAAAATAATTTAATTTTTGTGTGACTTCGCCCTGCCATTCGTGTTGCCTTTTTAAGTTGTCAGGACTTAGGATATCTGTCATCACCCTGATCTGACTTCTGAGTACAGACACAGCATTCTCCGCCGTATCTAGTTCTCTGTTTAATTCATCCACATAAGTTTTTATTTCAGCTTGGTTAGCTTTTAATGAAGATACTTGTGATCTTACTAACGCCCATGCACCAGACAACGAGGCTATGACTGCTCCAACCTGGAACAAAAATTCTGTGTCCATCTCCATTAGTTCGCTTCTATCTCAAGATCAGGTGGTTCTCCATTTAAGTTTTTGCTTTTGTAAAATTTTTCTAATGCAAGTAATTCTCTTCTAAGATTATTTAAATTATTCCTGTAAGACAGACCTGTTTTTCTTATCAACTCTCTGTCAAGAGCATTAAATTCATTAGCCTTATCAGACACAGTTGAAGGATCAAAACGCTCACGATTTAAAATACTCGCTAAACTTTTTTGTGATGGTAAAATTCCTTTGCTTGAATCTTTTAAAGATTTCATAATCTCGAATGTTTCTTTTTTACCTGTAACTTTTTCCATATCTCTGTATAAATTTAAGAACGCCTGTTGAGCAACAAACTGTTGTGTTAATATCTCATCGTAATCTTGTAGAACAGATATTGTGTCTATTTCTGTGCGAGGATCAGCTAAATCATTTACTAAATCTTTAAAAAATTTGCTTCTGTCTGATTTATAATTTCTATTAATATTAGATATAGCGAAGGCCATAGTTTTTTTAGGATTAAATACTTTTTCTTTAGCTCCTGGAATAGGGATAAGACCTTCTATAAAAGGAAGACCACTTTTGGCTGCTAAGTCAGAAAAATCTTCTGCTCTTGCATCTTGAGTACCAAATACTTCGGGAAACAGTGCTGCTTCTATATCTTTCCCTGTCTCACCAAATTTTTCAAAAGCGTCTGCGTCTCGCGCCATGTCCTTTAAGAAGTTAAGATACCCTGGTTCAACAGCAGTCAAAGCTTTTAGAAGATTTCTTTCTTCTCCTGTTGTTACAAACTCGTACATGTTTTTACTAAATTCAAATGCTAAACTAGGATCGACATAAGGATCAACTAATTCTTTAAAAGAATTTATTACAGATTCATCTAAATCTTTTGATACGTCTTCGCCTCTAGCCGCTTTGAGAATAATAGGAACAATTGCATTTTGAAACTGACTATCAGGATGAATGTACGTAAGATCAACATATTTATAATTACCGTCTTTGTCTTTACCTGTCACTACTAACGCGCCATTCTTTTCCCAGTCAGGAAGAAAATTACGCATTCCATCTATGACATCTCCAAAGCCATTACTTTCATTCATGGCGTAAGCACCAGTGTATAATGCACCTTGAGCAGCACTCCACTGAGCAAGACGAGATATCCCTTGTTTAGTTAATTCTTTATTTCCTGTTTCAAAACCTTCTCTTAATTCATCTGTTCCAATTTTAAATATCTGATAGGTATTACGAATACGTTCTGCAGGATAAGCAGTGAAAGAACCTATCACTGGAAACGCTCTTAGATTTTCTAATATTTTAGGAATACGACCATATACAGGAGTAAGATTTAAAGTTTTTTGAGCAGCTACTTCTTTAATGTAATCATCTGCCTTAGATGTTCCTCTACCAGCATTGAATACCTGATCAAACTCTTCAAGCTTTGCTGCTTGTTGTTCTTTTGAAAAAGAATTAAATAATTTACTAGACTTTCTTTTTTCATTAGCAAAGACAGCCGCTCCTTTAAAAAAGTCATCTACACCGCCATAAAATTCTTGAGCAGCTTTAGCAACTTTTGTTCCTGGTTTACCAAACGCAGATAAACCACCACTCTTAACAAGACGCTCTATAATACCACCGTCATCTATCTTATCAGACATATCTCCAAATCTTTTTAATACCTGATTAAGATCAATGTTAGAACCTCTAATTCCTAACTCAGTATATTCTTTAATAATATCCTGTTTTGATTCTTTAGATAAGCTAGAAATATATTTAGCACCATCTAGAAGACCACGTAAATTTCCACTTGTTATTGCATAGCCAGCCGCACCTACAATGTTTCTAGCATGTGCTAAAGGAGAATATATAGTTTTACCTGCTTTAGATAATCCCTGCACTCCAGAGAATGTTCTTACAACAGTTCCTATAATGTCATCTCTTTTATAAATATCACTAGCAAAACCTTCGTCAAAAAGTTCTTTTAACTTCTTACCTTCTGTCTTTGTAATGTATACATTTTTTAATGAGTCATCTATAGCATCAAAAGGAAGGCGCATAACTGCATCTTCTTTTTCACCCTTAGATATCTTTTGAAAAGAACCAGTGATAGGCATTACATCCTCACCACCTAAACTTTGTTTGGCTACCGCCTCTGGATTTTTAGCTGCCTTATCTACAGTAACAGCCAATCCTCTGCGAGTAGCATCTCCTATTATATCTCTAGCAACATTAGTTCTTGAGGCTGTATCCACTATACCGTTTATAGTTTCAGCTATTCTTAATCCTGGTATATTGTTATAACCAATAAATTTTTTTAATGTAGGACTTAGGTCTTCTTTTCTTTTCTCAAATGAACCTGTTTCTTTTTTCAACTCCTTTGTAGGAGCATATAAACTTTCACCAGCTTCCTTTACAATCTTATCTACTTTAGCATCATCTAGTATTTCCTTACCTATACCAGATTTATCTATCTCAACATATTCATCCGTAAACTTTTTCCAGTTTGAGTTTTGAGGATCAAGAAGCATTGCTTGTCTTAGTTCTGATTCAGCATATGGATTTCTTTTAATAAATTCTTTGTAACTTTCTATCCTTTTAGTAACAGCGTATTTCTCTGGAACATTACGAACATAGTTAGGGTCTTTATCAAATATACCTAATATCTTTTTACTAACAGAAGAATTTTTAGAGAAGTCAAAAGCTTCATTTCTTAAATTAAAAAAGTCGTCAATCAAATTTCTTGTATCTTGACTTTTATTTTGCACTAAAGACAGACTGCTTTTATCACCCTGAAGTGATTTATTAATTAAACTTCCTTCTCCTATAATATCTGCTTCTGTGAAATCTCTTTTTAAAACATTATTAAAAGAAGTTGTTAAGTCTTCTGCTCTGTTTTTAAAAGACATTGCTTGACCTGACTGACGCTCTACCAATCGCCTTTGTCTATCAGACGCACCACCCGCAGGTAAAAGATTACGCTCTAACCAAGCAACACCAGATTCTATACCTTCTTTTTGAGCATTAGGAAGAAGCTGTATTGCTTTTCTACCTGAAGCTTTACCTAATTGATACACACCTCCACCAGCAACATTACCTAGAACACCTATAACAGGAGAGGCAACTCCTTCTATAATACCCTGAACTGCAGCCTCTGTTAAATTAACACCGTCTTTTTTATCTCGTAAGCCTACCTCTTGTTGTATCTTTTGATTAATAACATTTGTTGCTACACCACCAGTTCCAGCTACAGTTCCTTCCACTGCATAACTAGCTAACGCTGGTTTAGAAATAGCAGCTTTTATTTTTGCATTAAGATATTTTCTTACACCCTGTTTAGCAGCTTCTTTAGCAGCCAAAGCAGCGGCACCACCAGCACCTAAAGTAAATGCAGCGGCTACAGCAGAAAATAAATTAGTAGGATCAGTTATACCAGCAAGACCATAGTCTGCTATCTTTTTACCGAGAGGTGCAGCACCTTCTCCAAAGGTAGGAAGTTTGTCAATCTCTTTTAGTGCGTAGCCAAGAATAGTTTTACTATCATTGTCCATGTCATCTATAGCACTTTTTGCTACAGGAGCAGCTATTAGATTATTTTCAAAGAATCTTTTTCTTGTAAGAAAAGTATCTATGATATCCTTCTTATTTTCATAATCTACATCAATATCTAAATCTTTTAAGACATAGAAAAGACCGTCAGTTAAGTCTTTGTCACCGACTAAACTTTCGTATGATCTTTCTTGTACAGAAGATTCTTCTTGTTGTTGTTGTTGTTCTTCAGCCACAAGCTAGGACCTTTCTTTAATCTTAGAAGCAGTCTGGCTTTTACCTGAATCTGGTTTTTGTTGAGCAATAACATCTTTATCTTTTAACCTTTTGTTAATAGCAGATCTTATCCCTCGATCACTAACACTATCAAAAATTTGTTTTAAATGGTCTGGATCAACGATGTTGCTTATTTTTTCTAACGCAGCTATTCTCTGTGATGGTGTAAATATACCAATACGAGCTGCTTTATAGCTTAGTAAAGATTCCTCTGCCGCTACTTTTCTATTAGCTAAAATATTAGCTAATCTTTGCTGTCTTTCTGCAGCTTGTTTAGCAGATGAACTTGCAGCAGCCTGTCCAAGCTGTGTGCCTAAAGGTTTAGAAGGATCAGCTTGTGAGAAGCCTATGAGAAGATCACTAATTCTCTCTAATCTTGTAGGACCAGTTAAAAGATTTCCTCCAGGACGTTCCTTTAAAAAATCACCTATTGAAGAAAGACCTGAACCTGTTTTATCCGCTACGGTTTCAAAAAATCCTGGTTGCGCTTCTGCTAAAGCTGCTAACTCTTCTTCAGTATATGGATCAGTTTGTTCTGTTGTTTCTTCTTCTGGATCAGGAACGTCAGGAAATCTAGTATCGCCCACCAAACTCCCTTCTTGAAGAGCAACTAACCCACCTTGTCGAAGCGATGTTACATTTTCTTCTTTATTCATCTCAGCAATAGAAGCTAACCCACCAAAGTCAACAACCTCTGTACCAGCAACTTCTGACACAAGCTCAGGATATTTTTCTTTAACCTCATCAGACATAGGACCAACAACTTTAGGATAAGTTTTAGGGTCGTCTTTATATCTAAATGAATACATTGCTAAACCAGTAGCCTCATCCATCCCTATTTTTTTAACATCTGTTTTCTCTCTAGGATCGCTCATTTTAGCAAAACCACCAGCAGCCGATCCTAAACTACCTATAAATCCAGACGCTTGCTGTAAGTAAGTTGGTTGTGCTTGTCCTGGCCCTCTGTTTGTGAGTGTACCGGCTGCACCTAATACGCTTTGAGTAGGCTGAATAAACTGAGAGTACTGTTGAAGCGCAGATTCTGGGAAAGTTCTTTCTTCTAAAAACTTCCTCTGTGATATATCTAATTCACCTTGGCTTTGCCCTCTACGTGCTGCACCAACCGCTTCTAAACGTGCAAGTTCATCAGCAGTTCCTTTAGGTGCGACTTGTGCAAGTTCAGAAAAACTACGAGAAGCACCTAATCTACTCTCCTGCTGTGCTTGTGCTTGTTGCACTGCTTGTTTAAAAGCTTCTCCTAAACCTGTAGTTCTTATGTCAGCAACACCCTGCTCTAAATTACGGCGACGCTCTGCTTCTGCTATTCCATACCTACTACCTCCAAATGCACCAGCCGTAACTGCTTTTGAAGCTAACGCTTGTTTTTCTATATCTCCCGCTCTCCTACGCTCACGCTCTGCTACATCAATAACCTGAGAAGCATAAGGATTCATAAATCTTGAAATGTCTGCATCAGTAGTTCCTAGACCAGCTAGTCCAGCTAACTGTGCTGCGGGTGCAGCATAAGCTTGAGTTTGTCCTACTACGTCAGAAGTAAGATCAAATGCTCTTTCTTGTTCTGGAGTAAATCCAGCTATTTCTTGACCAGTATAAGGGACATACCCTTCTTCTTTACGTGTCTTATAAATATCTTGTGCTTCAGAAAGAACTTCTTGAACATAAGGTTTTAACTCTTCAGGTATTTCTGCTGTTTGTTTTGATGTAGTAGTTACAGGAGGAGGTGGAGGAGGTGAACCAAAGAACTGCACACACTTAGTATTTTCATTTATCGTTCCTGCACCACCCATAGAACGAAGAACAGCTACCTCATGTTTATTAACGTGAGCAAGTTCAGTATCTCCACATACGCCTTTACCAGACAAGTCTTCATACAAGAAGTTGTATAAGAATACCTTCTCTTCGCTAGAGAAGCCTGACAAGACTTTATTAAATTTATTTTTCATGCTCATTATTACAGTTCCTTCGTTAATACGGTGGCGTATTTTTTATAATTAAACTTCTCCAGTTTTCTTTTCCAACCATCTCTTGCAATTATTTTAATATGCTTCACATTATTTTCTTTTGCATATTTAACTATATCAGAGTTATCAGACACACAGTGGTCTAACCATTTGCTTATCGTGCCTGTCTTTGCACCTACCAAACAGATAGTAAGAACATTATAATTAGGATATTTATCAAGTTGGGTTGTCGCTGCAACAACAATGCCATTCTCTTTATTAAGACCAACCCACAACTCCATTACTTCTGTTACTAATAAATTATAAATATCTTCTAGGTCATACTCTCCATGACTTCTTTCTAATGGTTTAGCCAGTAAATCTTTTACATATGGCCATGTAACTTCTATACAGTTTGACCTTATCTTTGTAACTTCCATTTAAGCTATCGAACTTAGTCCTTTCTCTGCATCAATTTCTTTTTGTTGCTCTTCTCTTCCAAAGGCTTCTTTACGAACATCTGTTAGAAAATCATCTAACTCATCCGCACCAGCATCAGAAGAACCATTACCAAGCATAGAGACTACATCAGCAGGTATAACATATTCATCTTTACTGAGAAGAGCAAAGTCAGGATTACCGCCCTTTACTCGGAAAGGTATTTCATCAGACATGCCATCACCCTTTCCTTCTACTTGACCCTCAAAGTATTCTCCTACATCCCCGCCTTCCTTAAATCCAAATGCATTCTTAAACTGACCTACGAATGACTTCATATTAGGAACATCAACCTCTTGTCCTATAGCAATTTCATCACGATCCACGATATTTGGATTTGATTCTAGCAAGTCTTCTACAGATACTCCGCTTTGCTTTGCTATAGAAGATAATGTATCTCCACCTTTAACTGTGTAGTCCCTACCAAGTAAATTTAATAAACCCTTTCCAGCTTCTCTTGCTGATCCTATAAAGTCTGTATCTTTACTTTCTGCTTTAGGAGGAGTTTCTATAGCTGTTTGTTTAAGTGCCGCTAGCTGTGCTAAAGAAGCTTCTCCTTCTTTAGTAAATGGATCAGCTTCATCTTCTTCATCTAAAATACTTTCATTATAATAGTCTTCTAATTCTTCTGCAACCAATTCCATTCTAGGTCTAATTCCTGGTCTGCCTCTTTTCTTTGCATCCCTATACTCATCGTTATTTAAAAATTCTTTAGACGCTTCGTCAAACTTTCCTGAATTAATTAATCTTATAGTTTCAGGACTTCCTCCTAAACTGCCTCTAAACCATTCTCCTAACACAGCTACTTGTAAGTCTTTTGGAAAAGAATTAAATTTTGGGATTCTTCTTCTAATCTGAGGTAATCTTTGCCTAATGTCTTGTCTTAATAAAGTATCTGCTTCTTCTTTTGTTATTTTTTGACCTACCTTTACATTACTGCTCGCATGGCCATGACCTATAGTTAGCCTATCACCTTTTGTAGGAATTCTTGCTGTATATTCTATACCTTCTTTATCTTTTAAAAAGTCTACAAATGAGTTAATATCTTCATCTTCTGTTGTTGTTTGATCTACTTTTTGTATGCTTCCACCTTTTTTCATAGGCATCATACTAGCTAGTCCTGCTTGAGGAGCTACTTCACTTATTTGGATTTCTTCTTGTGCCTGAACGGGCATATCCATTGTTGGTATAACTGTTCTAGTTCTATCAGGAAGTGATCCTGCCATGCTTTTGACATCAGCTAAGTTTTCTCTTTCTGACTCAGCTTCTATACGTTTGTCTATCATGTTAGCTGCTTCACTACCTGCACCAAAAGCAGCCAATGCTGCAGCAAATGGTCCTGTCTTTTGTGGGTTAGCCAGAGCATACTGACCAGCTATGTTGGTTATTTGACCAACTGCATCAACAGGACTAAAGCCTACTGGCATACCTGTACCCATGTCTACTTCTTGTTGACCTAAACTTTGTAGACCAGCTTGAGGAGAAGGCATCTGCATTCTTTGTACTTCAGCAGGAGGACGTTGAGCAGCCTCACGTAAAACTTCTATTTCTGCCAGCTTATCTAACCCGTCAATCATTATAAGCATCTCCTAATATCCATGTAGTTAGACTGTATCTTAGTCATATCTGCATGTAATGTATTTTCTTTATTATACAGCGAACCTTTTGAATATGCCATGCCTTCAGCTTTAGTTGCTCCAAAAAAATCAGGCGGTTGTACTATACCTTTATTTACATTCTCAATAAATGTATTCTGGTTTATCACTTCTAAAACTTTTTTATAATCATACATTAGTGAAAGTCCACCCAACTGTTACCTACATAACCTTTAAACTTACTTGCGCTTACAGCAAAAGCTATATCTCCACTAGCAGGTCTACCTATCTCTGACACAGTAACAACATTATATATTTTAGTAGTAGGAGTAGAATCTACTTCTACATCTCTTGATTCTAAAAGAAACTTTAATTCACCAGCATAAGATATAAGAGTATTGTATACTTCAGTTAAATCTTCTGTTTTCTGATACTTAGGAAGTTCTGGATAAAGGAAAGCCATTATCGCTTACCATCGCTTTGAATTGCCATACGAACACTGCCCCATCTCCATGAAGTATTAAAACTATTACAAGACACTCTTACATTTGCTTGCCTACCTCTACCTCTAAAGTCTATCTTCTTTATTCCTGAATTAATTTTAAATGGTCCTTTTTCAGTCTCACTGGCAGCAGGAAATTCTCTAAAGTTAACAGACATATTTAGATCACCCTGATTTATAGTGTAGTCAGGAATAATTCTATCTGCAAAAATTAAATCATTGCCATCTTGTATATCAAAGTCTGCTGATTGTAAGAAGGAAGACAAGGCTACTCCATCTCCTGTATACACTGACACAGGTTCGTTGTCCCAGATATGGGGCGTTGCTCCCGCAGATACTTTTCCTGTCGCCATAGTGTTAGTAAATACTGTAGCGTCTTTAAAGGTTGTATAAAAACTAGTTCCAAATGCCCAAGTATTTTCTTCATAGTTATATAAAACATAAGCATTAGGTTCTAATGAATTTGTTGTAGGATAGAACCAGATAATTTCGTGAAACTCTGAGTTTACTGCAGCATATACTTTATCTCCCTGTGTCAAGTTAAAGTCATCGTATACATATCTACGAACAGTACAGTCTAGCTTATCTATTCTACCATCAAATCTATAGAAGTTATTATCTCCCATCCAATAAGAAATACCATCTACGTTAATAGCTCCGTGTTGACCTACTAATCCACAGTTAGTTCCTAGTTGTGATAAAGCAAAAATAAAGGGTGGACCGACATACTGCAAAGAATACAACGCTTGATCTGACCAAACATGGATTGTATTACGCGATCTAATACCACCTTTAAGAGTCGTTCCATCTACTACCTGTAGCTCACCTGATGTAGAAGAAACTGATGGCGTCCAGTTAGTAAAGTCTTCTTGATCCGACCATCTAATTAACAAAGGATTAAATGCACTACCAGAAAACTCATTTGTTCCAAAAGCAATAACATGTCTATCATTAGGAGACACAACAATACTGTTAATACTAACAGGAGCGGTGGTTACAATGGCTGCTCTAACTGGTACAGTACTTGCGTTAGCGTCCCAGTGTAGTAAATTACCACCCCTACGAACAGCTAATAAATCTTCTCCAAAGTTATCTAATGACCACTGAGTAGCGGCAAAGACTATATTTGAAGATGCGGCAGGATTGTTCCATGCTCTTTCTCCTGATGTAGATACACCAGCATTATATATACCTGCACCATAACCTAAACCCTGAATGTTATTATTTGATCCTGTTCTTAGAAGGAAGTTAACTGTAGCTGTACCTGCACTTGTGCTTGTAGCTGTTGCTACACTTGTAGTGCTAATGAGAAAACGATTAGTTCCACTAGTACTAACTGCTCTAAATACAGGTCCACCAAAACTACTTGCAGCAAAATTAGTACTGGCAAAGTTTCTTATGGATGCACTGGTAAAGAAAATAAAATCATTTACTGAAACACCATTAGCGTTGAGACTAACTGTAATTTTATTAGAACCTGATGTAGTACCTAACTTACCTGCTGATCCATCTGTTCCTACAGTCACTGTGCTTACTATAGGAGTTACATCATATAAAATATCACTAGAAAGAATATATAGTTTTTGTTCTGTGCCAAAAGACAAGAGTTTCTGTGTATTGTTACTTTGCCAAGTAAGTAAATCTCTTCCTGTACCGTCAAAGGTAGTGGATAAGTGTTTCTGATAACCACGTAAGTTTTCTGGCTTACCTGCTCTAAAGCGCACACGATCACAATCATACCAAGAACCACCTTCAGAGTATTCTGTAGACTCTCTGTGTATTCCAGGTCTGAGATTAAATTTAAATAAGTTTGCTGTTGTGCTTGCCATTTATAATCACTAACTAACTTCTGTTAGTTTTACAGAAGAAAAAATACTTCCACTACTATGCACGGTCGCACCACCATTTAAGAATATTTCACGTGGAACATTATGTCCCGCTCTGAAACTAAACTGAATAGGGTCTGTATTAGATACAGAAGTACGATATCTAATAGGAAATAGATTAACACCATTACCATTATCAGCTATTTGAAGAGGATAAGATGCTACTGCATCTGTAGCAGAATTTTTAAATAAAGCTAATGTCATATTTGTTGGATTCAACGCCCCTAAATTAATTAGTGCGTCTACTTCAATTTTGTTACCAGAACTTAAAGGAGTTATTGAACATTCTAAAGCTGTAATATGATTTCCTTCTGTTATTTGAGGAAGAGTATCATCAAAAGGAATATTATTTACACCTAAACTTGTAAAAGCTGCAGTTTCAACATAAACATTTGAAGTTGTTATGTTTGACCATATAGGATTTGCGCTTGAACCTTGTGTCTTTAAGAACTGACCTGATGTACCTGCTGGAAGGTTCTGTATATTTGTACCGTTATTGTATAAGATATCTCCTTGAGCATCACTTCCAAAATTAAGTTGATTACCTAGACCATCAAATGCAGAAGCAGATACTGTTCCTGAAAACCTACCTGATACCGCTGACACTGATGTGGCATGTATATTTGTAGCAGAAACAATAGATGTTGTAATTTTAGTAGCATTAAGAACACTAGTGGATACTGATGTAGCAGTAAGACTGTTAGCAGTAAAGGAACTTACTGATGTTGGAAATGCAGTTTTATATACATTAGTCCCATCAGTTGCCACCATAATATTAGAACCTTGTTCTATTGTAATGGCTGTGTTACCTGCAGTTTTAACTTTAAGAGCATATGCTCCAGATGTATTGTTTCTTATATAATACATTTTATTAACAGAGGGAATAATAATAGAAGTCTCTGCCGTAAGTGTACCATCAAAAGACAAGATAGCTTTACGTGATTGGTCTGTAGTACCATTAATCTGAGATAGTGTTAGAGGAGTTGTACCACTAACTGAAACTATCTGGTATGCTGCAACAGCCTGATCGACTAGATCAATAACATTAGTATTAAGAAGCGCACCCCAAGAGTTAGGATTCTCCCCATCCGCCTGTTTCTCTAGTCTAATATTTGATGTATAAGTACTCGCCATGTTAAACTCCTAAGTGTGGTGCAGATAGATACAATACATATGCTGTTTCTTCTGGATTCACTTTAATTTTATAAGCTATTGTTCTTGTCCCTAAAAAATTTTTAAAATTATAAATTTCTTCTACAACTAATCCTACCACTCTTACAGGATGGTTAAAACATCTATTAGCCACAGATAAATTAAAGAATATAGTGTCTGATTTTTGTCCTGATTCTTCTAAAGCTTTACCTACTCTTAGTATTGCATCCTCATCTACACAGAAACTTTTATACATTATTAAATCTTCAGGCATCGGATTTGTTTTGTGTTCAGCTTGTGCAGAAAAAGAATATAAAAAAACTTGTAAATAAAATAGTATAAAAATTAAAATATATCTCTTCATGTTCTTGGGTCTTTAGACCATCCACTGTCTAGTAAACTTCCTGCTAACTTAAATAAAGCATCCATAATAAAATATCATATCTTTAATAGTTGTTGGTGTTTCTGTTTCTTAATCTTCGTTAGCTGTGTTGTCTGGGCTAGGCTGCTCCTATTGTAAAGCTTGGCCTACGGCAACCGTTAGCTACAAAGAAGGTAGCGTTGGCACTAACATCTCATCAGGTTGGACTTTGCCTTTCTTATCCTCAGCAGTTTCCGTAACGGACTGACAACCGCTTGAGAGTGCGAGAGCTATTACAGCTATGTACATTAAGTAATTCTTCATTTGCTTGCCTCTTTCTTCGGCTCAATAACTTCCGCAGGTGCTTGTGCTAATCCTGCTTCAATAGCTAACGCATTCAAGACCGACTGCATGGCTTGCATTTCATTAACTGCAACTTTGCAATCACGTTGTAAGAATTGTAGTGCCGCTTGTGCTAGTTCTTTATCCATGTCTTATTCTTCCTCTGGTTTAGTTAAAAGTTTTGTTGTTTAGGTGGCGGCTAATTCAGCTAGTCTTGCTTCTTCTTCTTCTGCAATTCTTGCTGCTTCTTGTGCTGCAATTTCGTCCAGTCGGGCTTGTTCCTCCGCAGCTTTTGCAGCTTTCTCAGCAATGTAAGCATCTTTCAACTCCTTTGGAACTGCAGCATGTAAGGCTTTGGTCATGCTTCGGCTATCGACCACTACGCCAGCATCACTACCATCATCTAGTGTAGCTGTTCCGTCTGGTGCAATGTACTTATACCGAGTAACTGGCCCACCGTAAGGCTTAGTTCCGTCCATCGCTTGTGATACAACATGTTCAATGATCGTCCCATCAGCAGTTATTTCACTACGAACGACCTTCTCTGTTTTAGTAAGTGCCACGTCTTATCCTCCGTCTAAAACTGCCATCGCAGACCGCAGTATTGCGATCTGGTCTTGTATTGATTGAAGCGTGGCGAGTGAGGCAGAATTGCCGGTAACCGCTTCTCGCATCAGGCGCAAAGTTTGCTGTGTTTCTAAAACATCTATTTCTGCACGTTTAGCACAGTACAACTCAAAGTCTTCTGTTCCTATTTCCATTAGTCTGCATCCCTTTCGCATAGTAGTGTGACGTGATACCAAGCCGCCGAGGCACTTGACATAACAATCTTGATGCCAATACGTTGCCCAACTGTGAAACTGATGGCGGGCGAACTATCAAAAGCGCCGCCGCTTGTATCAACTGCTACAGTGTTAGCTTGCGCTGCGCCATCCTTCATTAAAGTAACCACAGCAGAACCGCTACTTAGCGTTCCATTGACATAGACATACATCTTTTTGACTGTCAGTGGGCAGGGAACTCGTGTGTTTACGAGCGATGCGTCTGTGCTTGTCAATGCGCCATTTTGGTAATAAGTAGCGCTGCCACTTATGGGTATCGTTGGCGCAAACTGCATTATCATGTCGGTGCCGTATACACCACCGGCGAACGTAGCGTTTTGGCTTCCGTCAAACCGAACAGTCTCAACACCGGCATTTGAGATAGCTAAGATATTAGCACCGGGGTGCCATATACCAGTATCTGGATCAGTAGCAAGCGTTACAGCAGGAAGTGCGGCAGTGCCGGGAGCAAGTATTTCAATTATGCCTTTAGATGTAATTAATAACCGTTCAAAGTTCCCCGCTGCATTGTCAAAAGTATAGAACCCTATTTCGCCGCTATTACCCACTCCGTTATTGTTGAAGGCTATATAGCTTGCTCCATTGGCACTTGCCCAAGACCCACTGTTGCCGTCTAGACCAATACGCGCCACCGTACCAGCGGTGCTGTATCTACCAACAGCTATGTCGCCCCCAGTGGTAGGAAACTGAAGCATATGGAGTGTTGGACTTGTGCCACCCAATCCTAGATTAGTCCCTACAACTACACTCTTCGCAACGCCTAGTCCACCGTCAGTGTGTATGCTACCTGTGGTGCCGGAGGTGCTGTCGGTTGTGTCGTCTACTGAGATAGCGCCAACGAACGTAGCGTTTTGTGATGCGTCTAACCTTAACGCTTCTGCCCCATTAGTAATTAGTGTGAGGATATTCGCGCTTACCCAACCAATGCCAGTATCAGGATCGGCTCGGTTAGGAATGAGCGTTGGATTGGTGGCGGTCGCGGCTTCGTTGAGTAAGGCCGGACCAGCAGCGTTAGGAGCAGTCAGGGATGCGGTCGAGAATCTGTATCCAGCGGTTCCGTCAATACCGATGTCCCCCGGCACCAGATCAATGTTCCCAATCCCTTTGACCCGCAGTATCCCGCTCGATGAGCTATCACCTGTTGCCCAGATGTTGGCCGTCGTAGCCGCCGAGTTATTTGTCCAAATTACTGTGCCAAGTTGGCTTGCCGTATCTCCATTCAGCTTAAATTGGAACGTATTGGATGTCTGCAATGTTGCGCTGTTGCCGGATGAATTTGTCCCCACGGTGTGCGTGCCGGATGCAAGTGTCGTCACAGTCGCCGCAGCAGGGGTGCCAGAGCCAAGTATTCCGTCCAAAGTGCCAGTGAAACCAGTGGCCGTTATTTGGTCAGTTGCAGTAATTGCATCGACAAATAGGTTGGCCCAGCGAACTCCGGTTGTTCCAAGGTCATCGGTGCTGTCAGTGTCTGAAACTACATTACCGCCGTGTGTGGTAACGC